AACAGTCTCTTGCTGCTTCAAAACAGTCGTTAACTCCAAACTCATAACCTCTGCCATACAAAGATTTAGTCTCTCGGATAGGCTCGAGTATCTCCATCTCCATACTAGGATAGCTAAATATATAGTAGGGTAACCCTACAGCATTACAGTATTTAATATCATTATCGCTGGGCTCACAACTAGCATCTGGATGGCTATGTAGGACGGCTACTATATCAGCTCTATGGCTTATATCTATATACTGTTTCGAGTCTATAACGAAGTCATTCTCGTCTTCCGCTACATTATCGCAAGGAAACCACTTCATCTTGCCTTTAACTACAGCAAGTACACCACAACCTTCTTTAGGGTACCATTTTTCAAAGTGATCTTGTATTTCTTTTAAATGTTGTATCATATTAAAACTTCTGTGTTCCAGGGAAAGAGCCAAAGGGTAGTCTAGCAGCACTATTGGTAGACCCGTCAGGTTTACCATTACTAGCTGTTAAAGTATTAGGTTTATATCCAAAACGCCTTTTACAAGAGTTAAGCGTCTTACCACAGGCTTCTTCTCTTATCCAATAACTACTAGTTGTTGAAGGTGGTAAAATGTATTGGCTAGTAGTATGGGCTATCTGACACTTCCATATGGTTTTATTATCAGCAGCACTTCCATACCTTACTAACATACCTTTAGTGTAAGCCTTGCCTGCGGCTATGAAATCTGCCCATATAAGTGCTTCTATCCAGTAAGAGGAAGTAGCGCTAGGCTCATTACCCGTACCAGCTATTATACAGTTATAAAAAATACCGCCATAGGCAGGCCATTGTACATAATCTGCGGTTGTATATGCTGTAGAAGCTACATAATTCGAAGGAGCCCCGTGGGCATTCCACGATACTCCATGATGTACTAGAGGATTATCATCAATATTAAAGTAGCCATTGTGTGTATACAAAGTACTACTACTCTTATACACTACGGAGCCGTCTCTATTCCAAGTACAGCCGCCCCTTCCCTGGCTTTTATGGCCTTGATACTGCCAGCTACAGTATTTACCTACTACCACTCTGCGAGGTAGTTTTATGTTCTCTAGGTCGAAAGGTAGGGCTACTTCAAAGGTTACTGATATACCATCCTCTGAGGCGATTCTATCAATTATATATTCCTGAGTACGAAACTCTATAGAGGCTACAGTGTCTGCTGTATCAGCCGATTCTCCTTTCAAGTACTTTTTTAAAGTCTGTCTACGGATTAATCTTTGACCGATTAAGTCATCATTTTTAAAGGTTCCTAACTGAGAACTTAGCAAGGTTCCTATATTTGCTATAGTGAGTGCAGGTCTAGTAGATGCACCATCTGCTTGTAAGTCTAAACCATCCATTATCATAGGCATAGGTACATAAGTATTTACTACATAGTCAACGCCTGCCGCAGGAGCAGTTACACTTTTAAACTGTATATTTGTTAAATCATCGTCCACTCCAGGATGGAAATATAAGATATCACCTCCTGGTAATGCTATTTCAAATAGCTCTACTAGAGCCGAGTCTATTTCTTGTTGTTGTATATCTGTGGCAATTATATTACTCATGCTTCAAAAACTCTCTTTAGTTCTAAAGACAGACTATAATAGTCTGAAAAGTCGTAGGTTACAGAGTAATTAGTACTTACAACCTTAACGTCTCTCTCCCCAGATCTAGTTGTGTTGTTAGTATCCGGAAGGGTTAAAGTAAATTTTGTTACACCATTATTACTATCTAAAAATGCTACTATATCGTCAATATCTGCTTTGAGTCTTGTTTTAAAGTTCAAAGAATATGTCTCCATTAAAGTATTTATACCATCAGGTATACGCTGCTCATAGCCGTCGCCAAAGGAGGCAGTAAGTACTCTAGGAGTACTTGCCTTGCTAAGAGACTTATCGGGGGTAGCATATGTTGAACCCCCATCATATATAAAACCTATTGTCATTATGCTGCTCCATATGGGTTAAGTATTCCACCCGAACGTTTTTGATTTTGTAATTCAACTTGTACTGCTTTTGCCACAGCCCCTCCTAGTTTATCCATATCAGGTCCCGTACTTCCTTGAGAATTCGATTGCCCATCAGAAGAGATATTGACTACAATATTATTATTAGTACCTCCATTTCCGTTCATTTCTACAGGTATAGCACCTCCTCTAGGTAGAGGTACTACTGCTTCTGTGCCATGAAGCATTGCGGGATATCCTGAAGTAGAGCCTTTCGCAACACCTCCTGTAGCATACCCAGGTACTGCTCCTGCTGCAGAAAATACGCCTCCATTTCTTGCAGAACCTAAATTACCTGCGACAGTTGATATGGTTGCAGAAGCTAACATGCCTAAAATCTGGCCCCCTGTACTTCCTCCCCCTAAAGAGCCTGCGAAACGTGCTAACATGCCCCCGAAACCTGCTGTTAAGTCTTTGGTCATAGTACCAAAAGTACCTCCCTCTCCAAAAGCATCTGATATTGTACTGCTGGCACCTTGTGTAGCTCCCGTGAGTTGTGTGCTTGCAAAAGTACCATCTTTACTAGCATTTGTATTTGCAGAGGTTACTTTATCTTTTTTAACACCAGATCCAATAGGTTTGTCAGGGTCGGCGTAAGGCAGCGGCAGCGGCCAGCCCTCGTCATTTTTAAAAATGATCTTATTAGATTGTTTGGTATCCTTATTTATGTCATCTAAGTAAGATTTCTTATCGGCCGCATTCGCCACAGCTGCTCTCTCAGCTATTTCTGTAGCGGAGTTGGCAGCTTTTACTGTTTCAGCGGCTGAGGTTGCCGTTGCCGTTGCGGTTGCTGCTAATTCTACCCCAGTTTTACCTAGGGTTATGCTCCCTACTCCACGACTCACACTCACCCCTGTAGATGTTACATAAATTGCAGTGTCAGGAGTTTGCCCCGTATTTGGCCCAATCCCTAGTGCCACTAATGCTACCTGTTCTTTAATATCTATTAAGTGATTATCACGTTTAATCTGGGCAGCTATTATGTTGGCTTTATCATCCTTTACATCCTCTACGCTGACATTCATATTTTGCCCTTTTGTATCTATTTTATCATTAGGGCTTTTAGCTGTAGCTGGGTCAGCTAGACGATCTGCATACTCTTTTCCAGCTTTTGTTAATGTTTCATCCCATAATTTCGCTGCTTCCTCTGTAGCTTTTGTTATAGCAGCAGACATTAACTCTGCAGGGGTAGCCTTTTTCTTAATTCCGAAAAGTCCTAGTAATCCTGGCATTATTTTCGCAGTCATTTGACTAGCTAACTCGTCTGCCAGGGCTTCTCCTGCGTCTACCATTGTGCCAATTATTGCGTCTTTGAAAGAAGATGTTTTACCTTTTATCAAGTCGGCTAAATTAGTTTGGAAACTATCTTCAAAGCCTTGAGCCGCTGCCATACCTAACTTATACAGGTCACTACTAGCTTGCTTAGCTATATCTATTTGCTCTAATAAAGCTGCTGTCTGTTGTTTTAGTATATCTTTCTTCTCTTCACTAATCGTTACGCCTTCCTTCTCCAAGGAGGCTAGTTTATGTAAACTGTCATCGTACCTGATCTGTAAATCATCAATTTTCTTTTGTTCATCGTACTGTGCTTTTATAAGTTTAGTAACCCCATGAACATTTATTCTATGCTTTCTATCAAACGTTAGCTGTGTTTTCTTAGCCTTAGTTTCTCCATCATTTATTAACATTAAGAAGGCCAGTCTATTTACTAGCGCTTCTCGCTCTTTGTCGGCATCTGCAGTCTGTGTTAGTATTTGCCCTCCGAACGTAAATTTTGCTGTATGAGCTTCTATTTCTTTCCTTGTAGTCTTTAACATATCAGTTGCAGCAGTTTTATAGCTTGCAATACCCTGTACAAACTTATCAAAAGCTAAATTTGAGTTTGTGAAGCTTTCTTGGAATGCAGCGGCCGATAAAGACATTAGTTCAAATTCGGATGCTATTTCTCTAAGCTTTTTAGGGTCTATATTATCCAGATCATTATTGGCAATTTTCTTTAAGTATTCATTAAGTTCCTCTGCGGAATTGGTTATCGTTTCAAATGCTTTCAGCCCCAAGGTACTCTGTAGTATACCTACTAACTCCCCCGCTGCCTTTTGACTGTCTATCAGTATCTCCTTGAACTCTGTACTTTCAACATATGTACCGTTTGACCAACCTCCTGTATCTTGAAGCTCTTTAGCTTTTTGTTGTTGTTCTACTAAATCTGCTAATGCCTTGGTACTAGTGTGTACAGCATTACCTAAAGTCTTATAAGATTGGATAGTTGGCAGTATGCCTTTTTTGTTCACTTCAGCTGTCTTTTCCAGATGCGCCTGCATAGCCATAGCCATCTTACTATATTCTGTGGTTAAACTCTTTATAGAATCTCTAGTGGCTTCTACTGCTGCTGCGAATTCAGCAATTGCCCTAGGAGGGGGTACACGCATACCTATGAAGGATGCCATTGCTTTGACTATATCCCATATAAACACAGCAACTTGATAGTAGAGCAGAGCTTTAAAAGCTACATTCATAGCTTTAGTAGCTTTAGTAGTGGCTTTAGTAATCATAGCCATTGCCGAAGACCACACCATTTTCGCTCTTATTGCTTCTTTTTCAATACTATTTCCAAGCTTGTACCAACCTCTTTTTGCCTTCTGGAAAAAAGTTTCTTTATGTCCAAGTATATCACGCAGGGCTTTTTTGTATACCTGTCTCTGGTAATTAGTTAACTGAAGATACACTCCTTTCTCCAACTTTGCATATTTTAACAAAGCGGCAGCCTGTCTTTTACTAACCTCGCCCCCTGTTTTAAGATTAGATATGCCACTACCTGGAGTCGCCTGTATGTTTGATACAGCCCCTTTAACAGTACCACTAGCTGAAGTCGCTTTTTTCATTGCTAAGTAAGATGCTTTGGTTCTATCAAAAGCATCAGCAGCTTTACCTGCAGATAATACAGCTCTATCCTCGAAGCTTTTCAAGGAAGGCAGCATTGATTTCAATATAGTAAGGGTGAAGAGACCTATAACAGCTATCAACGATCTTATATTTTCTGAGAAAAAAGTAGCTGCTGTTTCTACAGGACCTTCGATTAATCCTGCGAATTTAGTAAATACATCATTAAAGGCAACACCGAACTTTTTAATAGCATTACCCATTATATCTATAGATTCAGTAGTGCTAATAAACTTAGTATCTAACTGGCTTTGTACCTCTACCGCTACTGCCTGTTTAGCTTCTAGTAGGGATAGCTCTTTAACTGTTTTACCTATAGATATTGCATATTTATTCTTTGCATCTTCTAAACGTAACGTAATACCGAGTTCATCAAGTAGTTCTGGCTCAGCTTTTGTTACACCTCTAACTAAGCGATCATAAGAGTCAGACACATCCCTTCCCAATACCTTTGATACGGCTGCGGCACCTTCCGCAAGCTTGAGTAACTGACTTGACCCCAGGCCAGATGTTAATCCAATAGCCGCTGACTTAGAAGCTTCTTCAAAATTCAACATTCCATCTGCTGCTATACGTATCTCGGCAGATAGGCTCTTTATAGCAATACCTGTAGTGGAAGCAAAAGCTACTTGGGATTCTTTAAGAACTCTTAAGTCTCCTACTTTCTTAAGAAATTCAAATGCTGCTGATAATGCGAAAGCCTGGGCCGCTAAAGTAGCGTATACACCTACTAAACCTCCCACCCCTTGAGCCATCTTAGAAAAGTTTTTTGTACCATTAGAAGAAGCTTGGGCGGCTCCCTTTAGGTTGCGGTCAGCTGTACGAGCTGAGCCGCTTAGGCTGTTTAGATTTTTAGAAGTCTTTTTTGCCTGCAGACCCACCTTTTTAGTGGTACCTTTATCGTCAACTACTACATCAACTACAACTTTATTCTTAGCCATTAGCCCTTCACATTATGGGTGAAATTCTTTCCACCGCTCGCAGACTTTCTCTCATCTGCTTTTCTTTTCCTATCTGCCTTAGTAGCTCTATATTCAACTAAAACACCTTCCCATAGTTTCATTAAGTAATAGACGGTTTTTTGGTCTTGTATAGAGTAAAGTTTAAATAAATACTCTACAGAGCCCCAATCTTTTCCCATATAAGAACCCGACATCCCCTCCCATCTATCTTCTAATAGTTCGAATACGAAAAAAGCCACTTGGACCTCAACGGGAAACTCCGAGGGGTCAAGCGGCATCTTTTCAGGGTCGGGCTCTTCCCCTAGCTGTTCACAGATTGATAAGTATTTATCAACATCAATCTGATCAGATTCTTTTACATAGCGTTCAAGAAGAGCATATACAGCCCTTACTTGTTCCCAGTAAAATTTTCTAATTCACTCACTGTCTCTGTAACCCAAGTATCAAAATCTGAAGAATTTTTCATCAACATTTCAGCATTATCGGGTGTAAAAGCAAGATCGTCGTCGGGGTCAAGAGCCGTGATATCTACCAAAAGAAGCTCTTCTAGGTATCGATATTTTAAGCCAGACCAAGCCTTGATAACAGATCTACAGTATTCTACTAAAAACTTATCTTCATCCAGAATCTCTTCAGGTTGCCTTGTCTTCTTACTAAACTTAGTAGTAATACATTTTTTTCGTAATTTAATTAGTTCTTCACGTGCTAGGTAACATAAGTCTACTGTCATACCCTTATGACCAGGAAAGTCTATTGTTACTGTCTTGCTAGGAGTCATAAGACTAGCTAACGAAACTGAAATCTTTGATGTAGTTGTTACTTCTGTCATTTTTTAAATCCTTATTGTTTAAGTGTGGAGACAAAACAGAGGTGAATCTCACCCCTGTTTTGATTTTCTATTACATAGTATATTTGAAAAGAGCATAAAAGTCAAGAACTATTTTTATGATCCTGAACCAGTATATACTATTGTCGCTTCATTAGTAGAAGAGATAGACGAGGGCAGAGCATGGAAAGCTACTTCTAGAGAGATTACATCTTCAATAGAATGAGTAGGTATCTCTAAGTGAGAAGTAGGGCAGTTAATTACTATCTTAGGAACTGCTGAACCTCCTATACCAAAGCTCATATCGAACGAGTTAGTAATAGTACCTGTAGCATTCATAAGATCTTCGAACAAGTCTGCACTACTTCCTGCATCTCCACTATTCAAATAGCAAGTGAAACTGCCTGAGATATTACGGGTACCCGTTACGTGACCTAAAGGTTGATTAATCTGTCCTAAAGTTTCAGGGGTAATAAACGTAATATTATTTTCAAAACTAACACTTCCGCCAGTAAGTACCATGTTATAAACACCATTACTTGAAGCTCCTGGGAACGTAGTTGAGTTTGAGGCAGTTACACCTAGTGTAGTTAGACGATTACGTATAAAGTTAGCCGTAGATTCTACACCCGTACGAAGAGGGGTACCCATATCTTTAGTAGCTTCTTCTGTTATAAGAGAACCAAAGCCTGACCATGCAATAGTACATAAACCATCTATATCAAACTCTAAGGAGGCACTATTACCTACACAGCCCGCAATCTTATAGATTGTAACATCTGTACCTGTAGTATAGTTTACATCTGTATCATTATTACCACCTAATATAAAGTACAGATTGTATGTGCCTAAAGTTACTACGTTTGACTCTGCGAAGTCTACAGACATAGCTGCACCGGTCTGCGTGATACCATTGGACCATGTGTTACTTCCTGCAGTATAAGCACTATTTGAAACAAAGTTAGCCCAAAGAGGCTCTTCAACTGCTCCAGTACCATGTGGACGTGCATATGTTGAGAAAGACCATTCTGCGGGTGCAAAAGAATCATTGAACATTTGACGAGAGCGACGACTTGCGCCGGCTGCTCCTGCCATCTCATTCAGAGTAATCTCTGAAGCGTTTGTTGCTTGTGAAAAGCTGAAGCCATCTAAAACAGGTATTTCCCAAATATTGGACCCCTGTTCTAGAAAAACTCTAGTGTTTCTTGAAAAATGTAGTAAATCTGCCATAGTTATTCTCCTATGTTATCTTGAAAAGACATGGACGTGAACTTTTGCTCGTGCCAGTATTTTCTAATATCGAACCTCTATAAGCATCTCTCCGACGCCAAGT